CGCAAGAAGTACGCCGAGATTGTGCGCTAGCGCCCGATGGTGACGCTCGGCCGAACGCAGCTGACCGCCGAGGGCGCGCAGAAGCAGGCGGAATGGATGGAGCGCACCGCCAAGGGACGCAGCGAGGAGCTTCGCCACAAGGTCAAGGGCTATCACGACGAGGACGGCAAGCTCTGGCGGCCGAACACGATGGCGGCGGTGTCCGATGCCTATCAGGACGTCGAGCGAGACATGCTGATCGCCGGCACGGTCTACCGCTACAGCGAGGACGACGGCGAGGTGACCGAGCTGCGCATCACATCGCCCGACACCTATGACACCGAGCCGGTGGCCGGCCGGCGCGCCAACAGGACGAAAGCCAAGAAGTCCGGCAGCTCCGGGCCGCTCGATTCGACGGCGAACCCGCTATGACGCTGTGGGAAATGGCCCAGCAGCTGCGCGGCCTGGTGCGCCGTGGCGTCGTCAAGTCCACCAATGATGCCGGCGAGAGCCAGACGGCCAGCGGCACCATGTATAAAGGCCACGACTTCAGCGACGTGGAGCTGCTTTTCCCGTCCGGCTTCTCCTCTCGGCCGCCGAAGAACGGGGTTGTCATCCTGTTCGCGGTCGGCGGCGATGGTGGCGACCTGGTCGGCTTGCCGGTCGCTTCGCCGGGCAACCGCATGGGCGGGCTCGACGAGGCGGAAACCGTCATCTTCAACCCGCTGGACGGTTCGCGGGTGCACATCAAGGCGGACGGCACCATCCATGTCTGGTCGACCAAGCGCGTGCTCGCCCAGGTCGACGACAACGAGATCGAGCTTTCGGCCGACATGGCGCGCATGCGGCTCGGCACGGGCGTTGGCGCGCCGCGCGTGACGGTCACCGACGACCATGTGAAGATGCGTCTGGCCAATGACTGGGTCGTGGTGCGCGACGGCCAGATCATCGTATCCAAGCCGCCAATCGTCGGGCCGGACCCTCGCCCCGACGTCTAGCCGAAGGGCTAGACCGTACCTGCGGTCATGAACAGGATCGCGCGCGCGCGGAATGATCCCGCGCCATGGCTGACTTCTTCGACCTCGCCTTCACCTACGATCCGGACACGCGCCGCTGCGACCTGCAGCTCGGCGCGGACGGCGATCTGTTGATCGACGAGACACCCGCCACGGCCATGCTGCTCTCCTATGGGCTGGATCGCCGCGCCCGGCCGGACGACGAGCTGCCGAGCGGGATTTCCGAACTCAACCAGCCGGTGTCGTTCGTGGAGCGCCGTGGCTGGGCCGGCGACGCGCTCGACATCGACTATCGGCAGATCGGGTGCCGTCTCTGGCTGCTCGACCGCGCGAAGGAATGGCCGGCCACCACGCTCATGTGTGAGCAGTGGCTCAAGGAAGGTTTCGCCTGGGTTGCGGACGAGACCGGCAAGCCCGCCGAGATCGAGGTCGCCTGGGTCGGGCGCGGCATCCTTGGCAACCGCATTGTCGTCGACGGCCGGCCTCTCTCGACCAATCTGCGCATCGGCGGGGGCAACTGATGCCGTTCCCGATCTCCGATCCCCGTACGCTCACCCGTCGCCTCGAAGCCCTGATGGAAAGCGAGATCCGCGCCGTGCGTCCGGACGTGGCGCCGGCGGCCATCGCGCGGGCGGTGCGCAGCCCTCGGGGCATGCTGGCCATCATCATCCGCACCTTCGTGCTCGGCCTCTACGAGGTGCATCTGCATCTGCGCTGGTGGGGCCAGCAGTATTTTCCCGACACGGCAGAGCTGGAGTTCCTGCTGCGCCACGCCGCCATTTGGGGCGTGGTGCGCCGGCCGGCGACCAAGGCGATCGGCAAGGCCGAGGTCGAGGGCGCGGCGGGCACCATAATCCCGGCCGGGCGGCTGCTGCAGGGGGCCGGCGTCACCTATGAGGTGCTGTCGGCCGAGACCATCGGCGACAATGGCGGCGCGGTGCTGGACGTGCGCGCCACCGTTGCCGGGCCGATCGGCAACGCCGCGGCCGAGACGCCGCTGTCCTTTGTCGAGGAGATTCCCGGCCTCACCGCCCAGGTGGCGACGGTCGACGCGTCCGGCCTCAATGGCGGCGCCGATATCGAGGTGCCCTCCGCGCTGCTGGGGCGCCTGCTCGCCGAGATCCAGGAGCCGGCACATGGCGGCGCAAAGTTCGACTACCCACGCTGGGTGACCAACGCCTTCGCCGCCTCGCAGGTCGAGGCCTATGGCGACTGGGTCGGGCGCGGCTCGGTCGGTGTTGTCGTCGCCATGGGCACGCGCTACGCCCCGCGCGTGCCGACCGAGGCGGAGCTTGACGCGATCGCCGCCGAGATCGAAATCCAGCGGCCGGTCACCGCCGAGCGCGTCATCGTGCCGGTCGTGCTCAAACCGATCGCGCTCTCGATCGAGCTCGACCCGCTGTCTGCGCCGGTCAAGGCCGCCGTCGAGGCCGCCATCCGCACCTTCTTTGCCGTCGAGAGCAAGATCGGCGGCAAGCTCTACCTCTCGCGCCTTAGCGAGGCGATATCCTCGGCCGCCGGCGAGTATCGCCACCGGCTGATCCTGCCGGCCGCAACCGTCACCACCGAGCGCTACGAGCTGGCGGTGCCGGGCGTCATCAGCTGGAGCGCGCCCGAATGAGCCGCTCGGCCGAGGACGCACACCAGGAGCTGATGGCGCTGCTGCCGCCGGGCTGGATCATGCCGCGGCCGGGCGATGGCTCTCTGCTGGGCGCCATCCTCGCGGCGCCGGCGCGCATGTTCGCCGAGATCGAGGCCGTCGCCGAAGAGATGATCGACCAGATCGATCCGCGCACGGCCACGCACACGCTGGACGATTTCGAGCGGGTGCTCGGGCAGGATCCGTGCGGGCGGGATACCGCCGGCATGTCGATCGCCGACCGGCAGCAGCTGGCGCATCAGCGCTGGACCGCGCGTGGTGGCCAGTCGATCGCCTATTTCGTGGCGCTTGCCGCCCGGCGTGGCGTGGCGATCACGATCGAGGAATCGATTGTCAGTCAGGCGGACTATGCCTGTGCGGGCGACGAGCTGGTCAACGAGCCCGAGCAATTTACGTGGCTGGTGCGCCTTGCCTTCGGCGGGTGGATCGTGGCCGAGGCAGACGATGCGGTCGCCGGCGATCTGCTGGTCGAATACGACCTCAACGACATCGAGTGCGACATCCGCCGGCTGGCGCCGGCGCAAACGGAAGTCGTCTTCTCCTATTTCGAACCCATCCCAGAAAACGCGCTGCTCTGGCGCGGCGAGCCGATCACGCTCGCCGGCGAGTATCTCGTGCTGGACGCAGCGGAAGGCTGACGCATGGATCGCATTAACGGCGCAAATACGATCGATATCGGCGGCGGGCGGCGAGGCTTTCGAGGGAAGAATAAGTCTCTCGGCATCGCCGGCACCGAGATTGCCGCCGCCTGGCTGAACGCTATCCAGGAAGAGGCCATGTGCCTCATCGAGAAGAGCGGCTTCACTCCGGAGCAGGCTGTCAACACGCTGGTGGCGCGGGCGACACGCTCGCTGCGGCTCAACCTGCCGGTGGTTGGCGGCACGGCGAGCGTGATTACGCTCACCCTCGATCCGCCGCCGGTCAGCTACGCCGAACTGAACGTCTTGTGGGTGCCGCTCACAGCGAACATCACCGGCCCGACCAAGATCAATGTCAACGGGTTGGGCGAACGGGATCTGCTGCGCGGCGACGGGTCGCCCACGCGCGCGAATGACGGCGTAACCAGCCAGGTCCTCACCCTGCTGCGGAACGGCAATGACTGGCAGATCGCCAGTGTCACTTCGACCACCGCGCCCCCGCGCATCGTCCAGCGCCATGTCACTGCCGGCATTTACAGCTTCGTGCCTGGGCAAGGGACGTGGGTCGCTAACGGCAAGGCGAATGGCGGCGGCGGTGGTGGTGGCGGCGCCTCGGCATCTGGCGGCTCGGGCGGCGGTGGCGGCGGCGGTGGCTACAGCGAGGGTTGGTTCCCGTGCATTCCCGGCGTGCCTGTTGCGCTTACCGTTGGTGCGGGTGGCTCGGCGGGCACCGGCGCGGGCACCGTAAACGGCGGTGCCGGCGGCACAACCTCCATCGGCTC